CCTTATCACCTCGCAGTGGTATCAGGACAGGTGGCCCATTGCGCTAACTGGTGACCAGAACGCGAAAACGAAATTCGAAAATGAAAAGACAGGTTTTCGTGAGGCAATGGCCTTCAATTCCCTTACCGGATCACGCGGCGACCGTGTAACGCTTGACGATCCGCTTTCGGTTGACCATGCGAACAGCGAAGCAGATTTGAAAAGTGCGGAGCTGACATTCACAGAATCGTTACCGACGCGGGTGAATAACAGTGACAGCGCGATCATTGTTATTATGCAGCGTCTTAACGAAAAAGATACAAGCGGGATTATCTTGGATCGGAATCTGGGTTATGTCCATCTTATGCTGCCTATGCGCTTTGAAGAAGAGCGACGGTGCAGCACTATGATCGGTTTCCGTGACCCGCGTACGAAAGATGGGGAGTTACTATTTCCTGAACGGTTTTCGGAAAAGGATGTGATTGAGTTAGAAGGAACGCTGGGTAGCTATGCAGCAGCAGGACAGCTACAGCAACGCCCAGCACCGCGTGACGGTGGAAACTTCAAACGCCATTGGTTCAACATCGTGCGAGCAATACCCGCTGGCACGAAATTCATGCGCGGCTGGGATTTGGCTGCTACCGAAGGAGCTGGGGATTACACTGCAGGCGTGAAAATTGGACGTCAAAAAGACGGTCGATATATTATTGCCGACGTGCGACGTAAACAGTTCTCGCCAGCAGGTGTGGAAAAGCTAATTGTGACCACAGCCCAGGAAGACGGGTTTGGCACATATATCAGCCTGCCACAAGACCCCGGGCAAGCGGGTAAGTCGCAAGCGCAATACCTAGTCGGTAAGCTATCGGGCTTTCGAGCCACTGCAACGACTGAAAGCGGTGACAAGGAAACACGGTCCGAGCCGTTTAGTGCACAAGCTGAAGTCGGAAATGTGGATATACTTGAAGGTGATTGGAATAAAGAGTATTTAGATGAACTGTGCGTATTTCCGAATGGCAAGTATGATGACCAAGTGGATGCCAGTTCACGCGCCTTCAACGAGCTTCTGACAAAGAGTAATTTAATGGTGTGGCAGAAGCTGGGCCAGCAAAGCTAAAATGCCCAGTGGACTTTTGGCTGCGACGCATAAATGCAAAGTTCGCAAGTTGATATGACAGCAGGTGGAAGTCCTGCACTAACAAGGAAATAGAATATGGCAACAAACCCAAAGAGCCGCAGCGTGGAGCGGGTAGCTGCAACAGCTAAGACAGCGGATGAAAAGGCACGCAACAAAGCCAAAGCGGTTGATAGCTTTGTGAACTTTGCGCAAAACCTGGGCATTGGAGCTGACAATGCGCTGTCCAGCGGGACCTATGGATTCAACCCCATTACCCGCAATCGTTCTTTGCTGGAATGGATTCACCGCGGAAGCTGGCTGGGTGGTGTTGCTGTGGATATTGTGGCTAACGACATGACTCGTATGGGCATCGATATCAAGGGCAACATCGAACCTGAAGATATTGAAAAGCTGGATGAGAAAGCAGTGTCGCTTCACATCTGGAATGAATTGAACAATGCAATCAAGTGGTCGCGTCTTTATGGTGGATGCCTTGCAGTGATGCTGGTGGATGGACAGAACCCTGAAACCCCGTTGCGTCTGGAAACGATTAAGAAGGATCAGTTTCGTGGTTTGTTGGTGCTTGACCGCTGGATGGTGGAGCCTGCGCTGAATGACTTGGTGACGGAATATGGGCCAGACCTCGGCAATCCGAAATTCTATCGCGTGACTGCGCAAGCCCCGGCAATGGCGCAAAAGCGCATTCATTATTCACGCTGTATTCGGCTCGGTGGCATCAAACTTCCATACTGGCAAGCGCTGATGGAAAATTTGTGGGGCTTGTCTGTGATTGAGCGGTTGTATGACCGCATGATTGCGTTTGACAGCGCGACGACTGGTGCTGCGCAGTTGGTCTACAAGAGCTATATGCGGACCTACAAAATTGAAGGCTTGCGGGAGACTGTAGCTGCTGGCGGTGATGCACTGAAAGGGCTGACCGCGTATGTGGACCAGATGCGCCGTTTCCAAGGTATCGAAGGGATTACGCTTATTGATGCAGAAGATGACATTACAAGCGAAACGCATGCGGCGTTTGGGGGTCTTAGCGACGCTTTACAGCAGTTTGCTCAGCAACTATCGGGCGCACTACAAATCCCGCTTGTACGCCTGTTTGGGCAGTCCCCTGTCGGGTTTAGCACGGGTGAGACCGATCTGCGCAATTATTACGACACCATTCGTCAAGATCAGGAAAAGGATCTGCGGGTTGGTGTTACGAAAATCTGGCGTGCAATGGCAGCAAGCGAAGGGATTGACTTTCCCGAAGGAACTACCATCACGTTCCGTAGCTTGTGGCAGTTGACAGATGAAGCGAAGTCAACCATTGCGAGCACGGTGGGCAATGTGATATCCGCGGCTGAAGAAGGCGGGTTGATTGGGCGTGGTACTGCGCTGAAGGAATTGAAGCAGAGCAGCATGGTGACGGGTATATTCAGCAACATTACCGCCAAAGACATCAAAGAGGCTGAGGCGGAAGGTCCACCAGTACCGGAGGATGTGGAAGTGGCAGAAGTTCGCAAAACTGCACCCGCACCAACGGCGCCCAAAGAAGCAAAGGAAGCGAATGAAGCGGCACCAAAATCAAACGACCGAAAACGCATGCGTGATGCTGGATGCGTTGCTGCAGGTATTCTATTCGTAACGAAGAAAGGTGAAGCGCTGCTACTGATGCGAAGCGATGCAGCGGAAGATTCGCCAAGCGTCTGGGGATTACCGGGCGGTCATTTGGAAGAGGGTGAAACACCAGAGAGCGCAGCACGGCGCGAGACGTACGAAGAAACTGGAGTTGTGTATAAGGGTCCCCTGACGCTGGTGGACCTGGCTGGTGGGTTTGCGACCTTCCTTGCGGAAGTTGACAACACATTCGAAGTGAGTTTGAATTTCGAGCACAGTGCATCCACTTGGACAATGGATCCGAATAACAATTTGCATCCTAATTTGGAGCGCGTGCTGGCAAAGCTGTATGGCAACAATTACGAATAAACGCAAGGCAGCACAAGAGCAGCGCCGAAAGGCGCGTGAGCGTTTCCAGTTGGCTGAAAGATTGGAAGCGGAATACTTGCGAGCGTTGAGGCAGTTGACGAAACAGATTGATCACATTATCAAAGGCATGGCGCCTAATGGTGTGGTCACCAATAGCGTAGAATTGCAAAATATGCTGCGCCAATACGCAAAAGTCATCGAACCTTGGGCCTACAGTATTGCGCAACGCATGGTGAACAGGATTGCAGATAAGGACGAAAATGCTTGGGCGAAATTGGGAACAAGTATGGGGCTTGAGCTGCGCAAGCAAATCAAGAACGCTCCCATTGGCCACACATTGCAAGCGTTCTTAAAAGAACAAGTGCACCTCATTACTTCCTTGCCAACGCAAGCAGCGGAGCGGGTGCATGTTTTGACGCTTGAGGGATTGTCCGGTGCCAAGCGTGCGTCAGAAATTGCAAAAGAAGTTCTTAAGCTGGGTGACGTTACCCATTCGCGTGCCAAGCTAATTGCGCGGACCGAAATTGCACGCACCGCGTCAGCGTTAACTATGGCGCGTTCGCAGTATGTAGGATGCACGCATTACGTCTGGCGCACGAGTGGTGATACTGACGTTCGGCAAAGCCATAAGGATATGGACGGGCAGGTAATACCGTGGTCCGAGGCACCAGTGCTGTCAGACGGAACGCAAACGCATGCAGGAATGATTTATAACTGCAGATGTTACGCTGAGCCGATATTGACAGGATTATTGGATTAACATTATTATCAAACTTTTTCCGCTACCATCACCCGCAATTGATTATCAAAGGCAAACCATGAAAAAACTGTTCTTCTTCCTTGTTCTCTCATTTTTCGCGTTGCTCAGTAACGCTTATTCGCTTTACACGCCTGCGGGGACTGTAGACGTTGGTATATCCAACAGTGAAGGTCAAAAGGCGTCTTACCGCGTGCAAGTTGCGGATATTACGCCAGTTGCAACGGCCACGGATGTGTTTACGCTTTGTGGAAGTGCGACGAAGGTTGTTCGTGTTAATCGAATACAAGTGACCGCCGATTCAACTGCGCCAGCGGTTATTGATTTTTATGTATTCAAACGCTCCGCAGCAAATACAGGTGGCACAAGCACTGCCCCCACAATTAGCAAATTCGACAGTGCGGACGGTACTGCAACGGCCACAGTTGCCCTATACAGCGCAAACCCTAGCGCTTTGGGTACTGGTGCATTGTTTACAGGCGATCATTATGCGTTACCTGCTGCTGCCAGTACGGGTTATCCTGGCGCACCGTGGATCGAAGACTTTGGCATTCGAAATAATCGCGCAATTGTTTTGCGGGGTATTACCCAATGTTTGGCGTTCAGCTTAAATGGGCAAGCTATTCCACTTGGCTTCGGTTTATATTTTGGCATTGAATGGACTGAGGAATAAGTAAAAATACCTTTGATGGGTTTAACTATTTCAAACGTCGCCAAAATATACTTGCCCTTACTTACTGCATCACCCTAATTTCACCCCAAGGACGCCAAATGAAAAAATTTCTTCTTTCCATTGTGCTTGCAATTGCAGCCTTCGCTGGCGCTTCTGCTTCCATCGCCCAAACTTATCCTTGGCAGAACCCGACGTACACCCCGTCTGCTGTCGCCGCCGCTGCCACCTACACAGCCCCCGCAGCCTACGCATTCAACGCCATTGCGTCCTCGGTTGTTTCTTTCCAGGTCACCGGCACTTGTACCTCGCTCGCAGCGGTTGCGCAGGTATCCAATAACGGCACCACTTGGGTGACAGTCAATGTGTGGCCTGTGACGACGGGTACGATTACCGCTGCCGCGTCGATCAGTGCTGCCGGTATATACCGCCTCAACGCTACTGCAAACCAATTCGCTCGCCTCAACATCACCGCGCTCACCGCCAGCTGCACTGTGCAAGGTGTCGGCGATAATGCTTCTTGGGCTGTGAGTTACTAAGCACCCCACAACACAAACCGATACAAGCATCATGCGCGGCACTTTTTACACTACCGAAAAACTTGGGCCTAAGCAAAGTCTTACGCCTGAAGGATTTCTGCTGTGCGAAGATGTGCCGCTTGCTCGTATCGGAACCATGTTGTATGGCCCAGATGAAACACCCATCAAAGCGGGCCATGATGGTGTGGTAAAGATCGAGCGTGAAGCTGATGATGTGTTTACCGAAGAAACCATTGCCAGCGCACAGGGCAAGCCAGTTACAAACGACCATCCTGAAGAGGATGTGACGCCTGAAAACTGGAAAGAGTTGTGCATTGGAACAATGCTGAATGTGCGCCGCGGAACTGGTGTGTTGGATGATTTGTTGCTGGGCGATTTGCTTATCACTACATCTGATGGAATTGAGACTGTGCGCGGCGGCAAGATTGAAGTGAGTTTGGGCTATGACGCCGAATACACTGAAACGGCGCCCGGTGTTGGCAAGCAAACCAACATCATTGTGAACCATATTGCGTTAGTTGAACAAGGCCGGTGCGGTCCGCGTTGCGCAATCAAGGACAGTAAACCGAAATTAAATAGGAGTGTTGACATGAGCAAGAAATCGAACCGCATTCTGGACGCCCTGATGGCCGCGTTCAAGGCCAAGGACGCCAAGGAAGTTGAGGAAATTGCTGAGGAAGTGAAAGACAGCATGGAAGAAGAGGAAGGCAAGAAGGTGAAGGACGAAAAGGAAGACGGCGGCGATACGCACGTTCACGTTCACGCCAACGACGCCGCTGGTGGTGTTAGCAGCGAAGAGTTCGCTGAGCACAAGGAAAAGAACGACGCCGAGCATCAGGAAATGTTTGAGCGCATTTCTGAACTTGAAGAAATGGTGAAAACCCTCAAAGGCAGCACCGGCGACAAGTACAGCAAGGACGAAGACGGCGAAGAGGAAATGTCGGAAGAAGCTACCGATGAATTCCCCGAAGAGCTGCAAGAAAAGGCGAAGAAGGCCAAGGACAGTGCGTATTTTGCTGACAGCTTCCAAGACACCGTGGCGCTGGCTGAAATCCTGGTCCCCGGCATTCGCGTACCTACTTACGACCGCGCCGCAAAACCCGGTCAGACGTTCAAAAAGATCTGCGGTCTCCGCCGTTCTGCTTTGGACATCGCTTACACCCAGCCTGCTACCCGCAGCATGTTGGATGAGATTTTGGCTGGTCGGAATCTGGACACCAAGAATATGACCTGCGATGCAGTGCGTAGTCTGTTCCGCTCCGCCGCCGCTGCCCAGCGTGCAGCAAACAATGCAGTTGGCGCTCGCGACAACCGTGGCAGCAAGCCCGGCAAGCAAGCTCCACGCACCCTCGCAGAAATCAACCGCATGAACGCGGACAAGTACGCACAATAAACCGTCCATCCAACAGGAGTAAAGACATGAGTAACCGAATGAAGACACGCGATGTCGCTTTCCAATTCCGGATGGGCGCAGGCTTTCCGGGCGACGTGAACCGCTCGCACCCAGCATCCATTGAGCCTGCGCTCATTGACGCTGCTGCACCGCCCACCCTCTACGGCCAGCCCGTGTTGGTTGACGCAACGACGCAAGGCGTTCGCCCTTACGTCGCAGGTGACCAGAGCAACACTGTGGCAAGCGGTTACGGTTTGACCGTGCGCCCTTACCCATTCCAGCAGTCCAGCGCTACCAACTACGGCGCAGTGGGCATCGGTGCTGGAGCTCCGCCCACCTCCGGTGCAATCGACATTCTGCGCTCCGGATACATCATGTCCTTCCTCGCAGCTGGCGGTTCGCCGGTCAAGGGCGGTCTGGTTTACATCTGGGCCGCTGCTTCCACTGGCGCTCACGTGCAAGGTGGTATTGAAGCAGCTTACAGCGCTGGCAACACGACCCAATTGCTCAACGCCACTTTCAACGGTTCCCCCGATGCCTCCGGCAACGTGGAAATCGCGTTCAACATCTAAGGAGTAGGAAATGAGCAAACGCTTCAAAACACGCGACAGCATGACCACATTTGACAGCGCTTACCGCAGCATTGACGCCGCTGGTAATCAGCTGGGCAAACCTCTGGGCAACCACTACAAGACCAACGATGGCCGCACTGTGGACAGCACCGGCGCCTTTTTGGTGGGTGAGCTGGAACGCTTGGACCTGACGCTGCACGAACCCCTGGCCGCTGTGACTTGGGGCCGTGACATTGACTTGCGCGAAGACGTGACACTGGCGGACGAAGTTTCTTCGTTCACCCTGTCCACCTTCGCTTCGCAAGGCGGTCTCGGTACTGGTGCTGGCATTGGTAACGGCAAGGCTTGGATCGGAAAAGACACGAACCAAATCACAGGCATCAGCGCAGACATCGCAAAGATCCCGCACCAGTTGCGTCCTTGGGCTATGGAACTGAAGTACACGATTCTGGAACTGGAATCTGCTGCACGTCTCGGCCGTCCCATTGACCAACAAAAGTTCGAAGGTCTGCAGCTGAAGCACCAGATGGACATTGACGAGCAAATCTACATCGGTGACACTTCCATGGGTGACACTGGTTTGGTGAACAACTCGCTGGTGACTAACGTGTCCAACCTGGCCAACGGCGTGTCCGGTGTTGGTAGCTGGGTGAAGAAGACCCCTGACGAAATTCTGGCCGACGTGAACAACATGCTGACCAGTGTGTGGCAAGCAAGTGCCTGGGCTGTGATGCCTGGTCGCTTGATGCTCCCTCCTGCGCAGTTCGGTTACATCAGCACCCAGAAGGTGTCGAACGCCGGTAACGTGTCCATCCTGAAATACATTCAGGACAATAATCTGCTGACCACAAGTGGCAAGGGCAAGTTGGAAATCTACCCGCTGAAATGGCTGATCGGTGCCGGTGTTGGTGGTACGTTGGGCCAGACTGGTACGGTTGACCGTGCTGTGGTCTACACGAAGGAAAAACAGCGCGTTCGTTACCCGATGACCATGCTGCAACGCACTCCCATCCAGTACGACTCGATCTACCACAAGACTACCTACTTCTGCCGCCTTGGCGGTGTTGAAGTGGTGTATCCCGAAACGATCGGTTATTTCGACGGCCTGTAAGCGCTACTGAAAAGTAGACTTACCGCAAATAAAGGGCAACAGGTTCAATCTTGTTGCCCTTTATACTTAGCCTTATTTGATTGGAGAAGATAGCATGGCTGAAGATAAGAAAACTGTCGCCCCTACAGCGCCTTGGCTCGCTGGTGGTACTGCTGCGGCACCCATTGCGCAAATTGCGCCCCTGCCGGCCCCTGCCGGCCCCGCAACCCCTGACGTCCCTGCTCCTGTAGTGCTTACCGCTGCGATCGCGGCTACTAAGGCAGCTGACAGCGCACCTAGCCCCGAGCTGGTTGACGACGTGATCGTTACCGTGCCCAAGGCATTCCAATTGCGCTTGGACAATTTCACGCTCAAGGTATTCAAGGCTGGCGTGCAGCGCATGGAGCGGAGGATGGCCACGCATTGGTACGCCATCGCTCACGGTGTTTCCATCTTCGAAGACAAGTAATAAGGAGCATCCCATGCCTTTAATCCAAAGCGGAAGTAAAGAAGCAGTGTCTGAAAACATTGCTACTGAAATCAAGGCGGGTAAAGACCCGAAACAGGCGGCTGCAATTGCTTACAGCACTCAGCGCCAAAACAAGGACTACGAACCAATGGCTTTGCAGGTTGCACCCGATGGAATGACGGTGCAGGACATCAACCAAGCAAACCGGAAGTTCTGGAAGAACGCTGGTGGGGAGCAATCATAATGGCTATTCATATTCATTTGGCGCGTGCTGCTAAACCTGTCCGCGATGCGACGCAACCTAGCGTTGGCGAAAAGGTGATGTGCAATGGTTATCCCGGAATTATTAGAAAAGTCCATACCGGGCAACTTTCGGGAATGGTTGATGTCAAACTGGAAAGCGGCACAGTTACTGTTGAGCATAGCTCTCTTAAACCTGTCCGCGATGCTGCGCCGAGAAAGGCTAATTTTGCAATCGACGATATTGCAATCGGAGGAACTGTTATCTACAAGGACGGTGACACTTTTCGCATGAGTAAGGCAGTGAGCAAGACTGGAATGAAAGTCAAACTCGCCAACGGAAAAGAGGTTTCTGTTGGCGATGTATGGTCCACTGATGCTTCTGACTGGAATTCTTTTCGAGACAGCAAGTCCAAAGACGCTGCTTTGAAAAGTTCGTTTGGCACTGCCGCTGAACACCAAGCAGAAGCACGCAAGCTCAAGGCTGCTGGAAATGCAGAAGCTGCAAAGCACCATGAGCGCGCCGCCTCTGTGTTGCAACAAGCCGAACAGGAATACAAGAATTCCAATCGTGCGGACGAGGCAACTAAGCAGCATGGCGTCAAGCAATTGCTGGAGACTGCTGAAAAGCATGTTCAGGCTGCTCGCGGTGCAACCAAAGATTCCGTTGAATCCGTGGAAAAGGAAATCCGCACCCAGCAACGTCTCATTGATGTTGCAAAGCGCATGGGCAAGGATGTTCCTGGACAGGTTATGCAACGCATGGCGTTCTTGAAAGAAGAACTGGAAAAAGCAAAGAACCCGCGGACGGACAGTGTGAAGGACGCATCCTCTATTGAAGCAAGGGCTGAAGCACGTTTTCTTGAAAGTGCGCTTGTAGATCTTATACGAAAATCGAACGAACTTGCTATAGAATTCCAACAACTACCTGAAGGTAAGACGTTCAAGACATTTTCGCAAGAGTTGCGGGTGCTTCGTGGCCTTCTTCGTTAACTATGACTTCCCCCGTCGACATCACCACGTTCCGAACGGACTATCCAGAATTCGGGTCTGCTAGTACCTATCCTGATTCGTTAGTCACGTTCTGGTTAGCGTTCGCTTACAGCATGTTGAGTCCTACCCGCTGGGGTAGGCAGCTTGACATCGCTGCAGAGCTCTACGTGGCCCATAACCTGGCTCTGGAAGCCCGTGCGCAGCGTGAAGCAGCTAACGGCGCAATCCCAGGCGGGTCAGTTGGCGTTCTGTCAAACAAGTCTGTTGACAAAGTGAGCGCGGGTTACGATGTCGGATCCAGTACCGAAGCCAAGGGTGGACACTGGAATCTGACCATTTATGGGACACGCTTGTATCGCATGATGAAAATGTTCGGTGCTGGCCCCATTACCATTGGCGGTGGCATTGCGCCTCCAAACAGCGGCGCAGCATGGCCTGGACCCAGCACATTGCCCGGATTTACTAACTTCTAAGTGACCACACATTATGACAATTCACATCCATATCCATAAGGCGCGGGACGCTGCAAATTCAATTGACAAAGCGAAGAAGGCTATTGAAAAATTGGTCAAGGCTAACAAAGATGTTCGTTCTCCACTTGGCTGGGTAGGAAAAGAATTGAAGATAGAAATGAGGGATGGTGAAAACGCATACATCAAGTTTGAGGTCAACGATGCTGACACCAAGTACCGAATTGTTTCAACGATGAATGGTTTTGCAGACCTTCGCGGCAAAACATTCGATCTGTAATGAAAAACGCTGCCAAGCTACTTATGAACAATTTCCCAACCTTCAGGGCGTCGCTTGACAATCTGAAGGCGGAAGTGTTGGTGGGTGTACCGGCGGAAAAAGCAGGTCGCAAGGGTGAAGGTGAAATGAATAATGCAACGATCGCCTACATTCAGGACAACGGCAGCGCAGCAGCTAATATCCCTGCACGACCATTTATGCGCCCGGGCATTATGTCCGTCAAGGGTAACATTGCGATCGCATTGGAAAAGGGCGCTAGGGGCGCAATACACGGTGAAAAGTTAGCGGTAGACAAGGCATTGAACATTGCGGGGTTAACCGCTCAAAGCGCCATCCGCGGTAAAATCAATGAAGGCATTGCGCCAGAGTTAGCGGAGAGCACTTTGGCGGCACGTCGCGCCCGTGGTCGCACTGGTACGAAACCTCTGGTTGATACCGGGCAACTCCGCAATTCGATCAATTATGTAATACGGGAAAAGAAGTAATGCCCTTCCTTGATGTCTCTGATATTGTGCTTGATCCGGATTTCGCTGACAGTTTTAGCGTGATCCGTAGGGCGCAAGTAGTCGCGAACAATGGTGTGGTTAGCAGTACCGAAACCACGTTTGCGAATATCATTGGTGTCGTTACAATGAGCAGCCCTAACGACCTTGAGCGGAAAGACGATTACCAGTTCATGACCCGTAGTATCACCGTCGTTTGCAAATTTGCTCTGCAAGGTGCGGTGACAGGTTATCAGCCCGATATCATTTTGTGGCGCGGGCAGCGGCACCTAGTGAAGCACGTTTCGCCATATCCACATTTTGGGCAAGGGTTTTACGAAGCTGAATGTAGCAGCATGGACAACACTGAAGGACCTGTATGAGCATTCATATTCACATCCATGACACCGCGTACGACCCAGCAGTCGTCAACGTGCCTCTTAGCAAGCGTGGAAACATCAACAACGAGCTTGATAAATATAAGCGTGAGCAGGCAGAAAAGAAGGCAGTTGAAGCAAAGACGCAAGCTGTGAAGACAAAGGAATTGAAAGCGCAAGCAAAGCAACTCCTGGCAGAATACGAAGCAAAGATTATTGAACGCCATGGGCCAAAATTCGGAGCAGCAAAATTGAAAGCCATGCTGACAGATTGGTCTAAATGGGAACCCGCAAAACTTATTTCGTTCATTGAAAAGTTTAAGCGGGAATAATAATGAGCAACACGAGCGCCACAGGTGGTTATTTAACCCCATCAACTACAGCATTGGAAGGTCAGGCGCTGCTTGATTTTTTCCAGGCCTGGTTAGTTGGCTTGACAAATTTGGCGCCCACTAACGTCCGACCCCGTTGGCAGCGCGAGCCCGGGAATATACCGCTTGAAACTGCAGACTGGATTGCGTTTGGAATAGCGCGGCGGGAATCTGATGTTTTTACGGCGGAAGTATATACCGCTTCAAACCCTGGCTATAATGAAACCCGACGGCATGAGATATTGAATTTCGCAGTTTCAATCTACGGTCCCAACGCAGACGCGACAGCGCAGCAACTTCGAGAAGGAATGCAGATAACGCAGAACCTTGAACCGCTGAATGTTGCTTCGATGGGCCTTATTGATAGCGGTGATTTGATAACGCTGCCAGAGTTGGTAAAAGACAAGTGGTATTATCGGATTGACTTTACTTTCCGGATACGACGGCAGGTTGTGACGGGATACGCGGTGCAGAGAATTGCATCCAGTAACGTGCAATTGAACAATGAGCATTATGTGACGAACATTAACGTCTGAAGGAAAATAGTATGACCTCCGCTTTATCCATTTCCCGCCTTGTCAACGTACAAGTCAATCTTGCGCCCAACGGCGCACAGACCCAAAACATTTCCACTCTACTGGTGCTGGGTTCAAGCCCGGTCATTGACACGGTTGAACGCTTCCGCAGTTACCAAAGCATTTCCGCAGTCGCTGGGGACTTTGGCACAACGGCGCCTGAGTACCTTGCTGCATTGCTGTACTTCCAACAATCGCCGCAGCCCATTACCTTGCAGATTGGACGCTGGGCAAACGCCGCTGTAGGCGGTTTGTTGCGTTGCGCTCCCCTTACTACCGCCTACAGCGCGATCGCTGCATGGACGGCGATTACAGCAGGCAGCTTCGCCGTTACCGTTGACGGTACAGTACGCACGCTCCCCGCACTCAACTTTGCAGCCCAGACGAATCTGAATGGTGTGGCAAGCGTTATCCAGACCGCACTGTCTGCGCTGTCCGCTGGCGCAACAGTTGTCTATGATTCGGTGTTCAACCGCTTCACCATCACAAGTGGCACAACTGGCGCAGCTTCTACAGTTTCGTTCCTTACCGCAACAGGTAGCGGCACTGACATTTCTGCAGCGCTGGGTGGCCTTAGCAGCTCAAGCGGTGCGTATGCTGCGCCCGGTATTGTGGCAGAAACCGCGCTGGCATGCGTAGCACTGTTTGACACCAATTACGGCCAAGGCTGGTACGCTGCAACCGTTATTGGCGCAACGGATGCTGACCATGTTGCTGTCGGTTCGTTTATCGAAGCGACTACCAACAAACACATCTACGGCATCAGTACCCAAGCGGGTGGCGTGTTGTCCAGCGTTAGCACTACGGATATCGCTTATCTTGTGCAAGCGCTCGCATTGAAACGAACTGTAGTGCAGTATTCCAGTTCGACCGCCTACGCAGTTTGTTCATTGCTGGGCCGCATACTGACAGTGAATTACAGTGCCAACAACACGGTGATCACACTGATGTATAAGCAGGAACCGGGCATTGTGCCTGAAACCCTGAACGCAACACAGATCACAAATCTGGAAGCGAAGAATGCGAATGTGTTTGTTGCATATAACAACAGCACCGCAATCATTGAACGCGGCACGGTTGCAAGTGGTGATTTCCTTGATGTCATTATTGGCACAGATTGGTTGGCACTGAACATCCAGACCGCGCTCTATAACCTGCTTTATACGAGCAACACCAAGATCCCGCAAACCGACGCCGGAACGAATATGCTGGTGACCACAATTGAAGGGATTTGCTCCCTTGGTGTGGTTAACGGCCTAATGGCACCGGGCGTCTGGACTACAGGCGGTTTCGGTGCTTTGTCGATGGGTGACTTTATGCCCAAAGGCTTTTATGTCTACGCCCCTCCTGTAGCTACGCAACTGGCGACTGACCGCGCTGCTCGCAAATCCGTCACCATTCAAGTGGCGGTGAAATTGGCTGGCGCAATTCACACCATCAACACAATCATCAACGTCAACCCTTAAGAGGTAAACAATGTCCACATATAGTTTCTTGAATGTGAATGCGGCCATTGTTGGCCCGGGCGGTGCTGTCAATCTGGCGCAGGGCGCAGGTGTAGCGGATGAGGGTATTACCATTGACGCGCACGAAGACATCGATACGATGACCATTGGTGCTGACGGTACGCCCATGCACAGCCTGCACGCTAACAAGTCCGGCAGCGTGACGATCCGTCTGCTCAAAACTTCGCCTGTGAACCAGAAGCTGGCGCAGATGTATGCGTTCCAAACTGCAAGCGGTGCAAACCACGGACAGAATACGATTTCATTGTCCAACAGCTATACCCAGGACAGCGTGACATGCCAGCAGGTTGCATTCCGCAAACGTCCGACGCTGACTTATGGCAAGGAAGCAGGTATGAATGAATGGACGTTCAACGCCGGTATTATTGACTTCGCATTAGGTTCGACGAGCTAATATGACCGATATTACAATTGGTGAAAAACAGTTTGTCATTAGTGGCAAACTTGATGCCTTTAGCCAACTGCACGTTGCTCGCAAATTGGGACCAGCGATCCCAATTATCGAAGGCCTAATTGGCGTGCGCAATGCTGACAAGGACAAGAGTATTCTCACCGTTCTTATGCTTTCGCATATCAGCGATGCGGATACCGATTTTGTGATGCGCAAGTGTTTGTCATTGGTGTACCGGAAGCAAGGCGAAACAAGCAAGCCTGCCAAAGTGCAAGCGCAAGACGGATCGTTGATGTTTGATGACATTACACTATCCGAAATGTTGCAACTCACCGTGACTGTTATTGAAGAGAACCTTGGCGATTTTTTTCGTACAGCCCTCGCCAATTTGGATCAGGAAGTAACAGCAAAGACCTCGTAAGCATGAGCGGCGGGGGAGATTGGTTATTTCGTCCTGTTCTGCGGGGGCTTTGCAAGTATGAATCGCTAGTGGATGGGACACTAGGAATTTACGACGTGGCGCGGCTTAATGAAGCGCTAGATGTAGAAATGGAAAACCAGAGGCGCATGGCGCAATAAAATGGCAGGCACATCTGAAGTCCTTCAAGAATATCTGGTGGCCCTTGGGTTCAAAACAGATGTAATATCCTTACGAAAATTTGAAGACCAGTTGGGCGCTACCGGCAAGAAAGTCTTTGGCTTTGGTGCCAGTGTTGCTGGTGTGGTTGCTGGTGTAGAAGCAGCGACAGCGGCATTCGCCTATAGCATGCGCAAGAACTTCTTTGCTGCGGACCTAGCTGGTTCTACTGTGCAGCGCATGCAAGCGCTAACCTTCGCAGGTAAACAATTCGGAATCAGCGCTGACGCGATGGAGGGTTCAGTAACTAACCTAGCCCGTGCTTTTCGTCTTAATCCCGGCATGCGCAGCTATGCGGAATCCCTTACCCACATTTCAACCGCTGGACGCGACACCACTGACGTGATGCTGGATTTAGTTCGTTCCACAAAAGGAATGGATGAATTTATTGGCGCCAATATCATGCAGCAATTCGGCATGGGCGCGGATGAATACCACCAGATGCGTGAACACTTGGATGAACTGACCGCAGCACGACAAAAGGCGTTGGATATTCAAAAGGCCACTGGTGTGGATATGGAAAAACAGCGCAAGGATATTGAAGCCTACGCGGCCACCATGGATACGCTTTCTATGCGGTTTGATTCGTTTAGTAAGAAACTGATGTCGTGGTCCTTACCCGCTACTAAGAAAGTGGCAGGAGCATTAGATTATCTTCTTGAAGGTGCAACATATGCAATGATGAATCCTGCTGAGCAAAAGGAATGGGAACGTCAGCGCCGTGAAAAAGCAGGTCTCCCATATAAGGGGAAGCCCACAATGACTCCTGAAGAATACGCAAAGAACTTGGAAGCAAGAAAAGCAAAACTTGGCGTCACGCCTTCATCTGGCGATTCGCGTGCTGAATTCATTAAGCGTGCGTCCGATGCGCTTGGCGTTCCTGAAAGCGCTATAGCTGCTCAACTGCAATTGGAAACAGGTGCGTCCGGTAACAGTGCAATCGGTCAATTCAATTACGGAAATATCAAAGCGGGTAAGAGCTGGGCGGGGCAAACTAGCTCACGAAACGTGCTTGAATACGATGCAGCAGGAAAGCCATTGCATCAGGATTCTGCTTTCCGCTCGTATTCAAGCGCAGCAAGTGCGGCTGAAGATTATGCAAGCATGATCAAACGTCGGTTTCCTCAAGCAGTGGGCGCACATAACGCGACCGAATTTGCGCAGGGGTTAAAGAACGGCGGGTATGCAACGGACCCTGATTACGTGAATAAAGTAACAGGTGTGGCCACACGTTTGGGCGCCGCAGGTGGTTCAGCGGTAACGCAGAACAACACCACAACAATCAACGTCACAGGTTCGGACGCTAAGAGCACGGCGGTCGCAGTGGCAGGGCAACAGACACGCGTTATAGGGGATGCGGTCCGCATGCTCAAAGGTAGCACATCATGAGCGCATTTACAGGCTTCGTTCAAGCTGGGCTCCAGATGGGGCTGGACACGATATTGGTTAAACCGAAGCGCGGAATATATAATATCGTACTTGGAAATGGAAAAATTGTCAATGGCTATATAGCTGCGCAAGCGGTTATTGAAGAACGCCATATAGACGAGCTGGAAATTACAGACCATCCTGTTCAGCAAGGCGCAATGATTACGGATCACGCTTTTAAGCGCCCCGCGGAAGTCACCCTGCACTTAGGGTGGAGCAACAGCCCAACACCTACAGGGGGCCTGTTAAACGCAGCTATCGCGACAGGTGCGTCGTTGAATAGCACGGTTTCCAGCATTGCGAATGTCATGGGTATAGCTAACGGGGTTATGGGTCTTCAATCAGCGCTGTCAGGCTCCGCTATTTCTCAGATAAATCATATTTATGACTTATTGCTGGAACTTCAGTCTAAGCGGGGACTGTTTGATATTTATACGGGAAAGCGGCATTATACAAATATGGTCTGCAAGACACTGACAACTGAAAGCGATTTCAAGTCTGCGCATAGTTTGCCAATCACAATGGTTTGCAAACAAGTAATTCTTGTGAATACTCAGACCGTCTCGCTCCCAAAATCCTCGCAAGCAAATCCGCAAAATACCGCATCGCTTGCAAGCAAAGGAACGCAGCCAACGACAGCGGTCAGTTCACTTGAAGAATTGAAATTGCTGAAGTCCTATCCGAGGTCACAATAATGGCAGCATTTGAAATTCCCCTGAGCCCTGAGGCGCAAACATTGACCACACAATTAGGCGCAGGGACATATGAGCTCACTTTGCTGTGGAGCACGATTGTGGGCGCTTGGGTGCTTAATATAGCTGACACAGGTGCAGCGCCTATCGTTTCAGGAATACCATTGGTTCCGGGTGTTGACTTGCTTGCCCAATTTGCGTATCTGAATTTCGGCGGTGCGCTAATTGTGGTCAACGATATTGCGCCAGCGCAACCACCTCTCTACGCAGAGTTGGGCGTCACGGGTCATCTTTATTTTATAACGCCATGACAACTCACGACCAATGGATTCGCAAGATTGGCCTTTATGTCGTGAAGCCCGGAGCTGACATTACGTCACCCGATGTTGCTTTGGATTTGTCCGCTTTTCGTATTCATTTTACAACTACGAACGCGGATGTTGAAAGCCCCAATAGCTGCTCCATCCGTGTCTACAATTTATCCCGTCAAACTATAAAAGAAATTCGCGGTGAGTTTAGCAAGGTTGTCTTGAATGCAGGATATGAGGGTGGAAACTATGGCGTCATATTCCAGGGCACCATTAAGCAATTCAAAATTGGACGCGAAAACAATATAGATAGCTATATTGATATTTATGCTGCGGATGGCGACATTGCTTACAACCAAGGAATCGTGAATGCGAGTCTTGCAGCAGGTGCGACCCCATTGGTGAGTGCTCAGGCAACAGCAGCAGCAATGCCGGGCGCCGATATTGATACGAAGTCACTCACCATCACCCGGCAAAATATACCGAACCTTCGTGGATCAGTATTGTTCGGAATGGCACGGGCAAGGATGCGCGATATTACGTCGTATTTGGATGCGGGCTGGTCTATCCAGAACGGCACAATAATAATGTCTGACAATACGGGGTATCGCGAGGGAACAGTGGTGAAAATAAATTCAGCCACAGGGCTCATTGGTGTACCCGAGCAGACCGATCAAGGTATTCGCGTCACTTGCTTGCTTAATTCTAAAATTCGAATTGGCGGTCGTGTGGAGCTTAATAATGCTGAAATTGCACAGTTGATGCAGCAGAATGACAGTGCAGCGCCAATCGCATACAACCAATGGGCAGGATTTCAGTACATTGCTGCCATAGGTGGGAAGCCAGACGGGGACGGGGCATACCGTGCGTTTGTGGTCGAACATGAAGGCGATAGCAGGGGCCACCAGTGGTACACGACGCTCACATGCTTGGCAATAAATGAAACCGTGGCAGCAAACGTATCGGTTCAGGGAGAATAATAATGGATCGCTTAGAACGAATTGAAAGCACTAATGAAATGCTTATCGCTGCAATGCGCGGCGAGCGAGCTGACATCTGGACAGCATTACCGGGAATCGTGCAGTCATTTGATCCTGCGAAAATGACCTGTTCGGTTCAGCCAACAATTCGTTTTCGTATTCTGCCGCCCGCAATGAATACCTATAAATCAGCGACCGCAATAATGGATCCTAGCGGCCAATTCATGTGGGACCAGATGCCGCTCATGACGGATTGCCCAGTTCAATTTCCAGGAGGAGGGGGTGTCACTTTAACTTTCCCCATTGCGAAGGGCGATGAGGTGCTACTGGTTATCGCATCGCGTTGCGTTGACGCATGGTGGGCATATGGTGGCATCCAGAACCAGAATGCAGCACGCATGCATGACCTATCCGATGGGTTTGTAATTCCGCAGGTGCGAAGCCAGGCTCGGAAATTCACAGTTAGTAGCACCGCAGCCCAAATACGAAACGACGCGGGAACCGCTTATATTGAAATGAACGCTACGACGGGGGCGGTGGCAGTGGTATGCCCCACGGCAACCGTTACAGCAAGCACCAGCGCAACCGTTACAGCGCCAACAGTTACCATCAATGGCAACCTAGCGGTCAATGGTACAATCACCGCTACGGGGCTTTTAACCGCTGCGAGCGCTACTATATCCGGAACACTAACGAACGGCGGTAAAGATATTGGGCCTTCACATGTTCATACGGGTGTTCAAACTGGCTTAGGTAACACTGGAGGCATTTTGTGATATATCGAAAATTAGATGCTTCTGGAGATTACAGCTTTGGGCATCAAGGTGCAGATTTTTATGCTAACGTTCCAGAAGCAGTGGCGCAAGCTGTGCGGACACGATTAGAATTGTTCCAAGGCGAATGGTTTCTGGATACTACTGCCGGAACACCTTATAGTTCGCAGATTCTTGGCGCTGGAACGGTTGCGTATTACGACCGGGCAATTCAAGATGTAATACTGGGAACGCAAGGCGTCACAGGTCTTACCGCTTATTCTAGTTCTATAAATCCATCTTCTCGCGCTGCAATGGTCAACGCGACAATAAGCACAGCCTATGGCTCTGCTTCCATAACTGCGGCGGTTTAGAATAATGCCCCTCTACCCACTTTCCACACTTGCTGCCACAATAGATGGAACAGGAATTAGCGCACCTCCTTATTCCGATATTTACCAAAGCCTTATCGCATCGTTCCAAGGAATATACGGGTCAGATATTTATATTGCACCTGATTCACAGGACGGGCAGTGGCTTGCAATTCTTGCGCAAACAATCTACGACAGCAACCAAGCCGCTATTGCGTGTTTCCAATCATTTTCGCCTTCTTATGCGCAAGGTGCAGGCTTGTCCTCACTTGTGAAAATAAACGGACTGACCCGTCTTGCTGCCAGTAATTCAACGGTTGACCAAGTAATTATTGGCCAAGCTGGCACCATAATTCAGAATGGTGTTACCAAGGACGCCCAGAGCAATTTGTGGTCATTGCCTGCACTTGTAACTATCCCACTGAGCGGCACAATTACAGTTCTTGGCACTTGCCAAACTGTTGGCGCAATTACACCATCGCTCAATTCTGTCAATACTATTTTCACGCCCACTTTGGGGTGGCAGTCTGTCACTAACCTTACCTCTGGCGCTCCTGGCAATCCTGTGGAATCGGACCCAGCTTTGCGGGTTCGCCAAACTTCCAGCGTTGCACTTCCATCGCTTACCGTGCTTTCGGGTATCGTTGGAGCAATTGAAAACCTGGCGGGTGTCATTGCGGTGAAGGCATATGAGAATGATACAAACGCAACAGACTCTAACGGGCTTCCCCACAATACAATCAGTTTCGTGGTTGAAGGTGGTGACCCATTGGCAATAGCTGGGACCATTGCGGGAAAGAAGACCCCTGGCGCAGGTACTTATGGCACAACAGCGGAAGTGATTTTGGATTCGGTGGGTGTCCCGCACACAATCAATTTCTTCCGCCCAAGCGTGCAGAATATAGCGGTTGCGATTACATTGGTTCGTGGCATTGGGTACACGACTGCAATTGGAGTTGAAATACAAACGGCGGTCGCTGCTTATATTAACGGGCTAGCGATTGGTCAGAATGTGTTGTTCACCCGCTTATTTATGCCAGCCAACCTTAACGGAAGCACGGATTCGCTGTCATATGAAGTTACAGCGATGACCATAGGCCTTGTGGGCGGCTCGTTAGTTGCTGCGGACTATGCGGTGGGCTTCACAGGGCTTGCGCAATGTAACTCCTCTAATGTTGTCTTAACCACAATTTAACATGGCGCAAGTAACTGATTACATTTCGCTCATACCTAGCCAGAACGCTAGTGCGCCCAAATTCGTGGCAATGGTGTCGTTGCTTGCGCAGGCGTTTGTTGATGAGCAAACTACGCTGGGCGCCATTACTTTTGATTTGGATACAGCGGCAGGGGTTTCGTTAGACGCCATTGGTCAGTGGGTTGGTATAACCCGCCAGATTCAAGGGCCACCCTTGCAAGTGTATTTTTCGTTTGACGTGGTGGGACTGGGATTCGATCAAGGTTTAATTTATGGACCTTCCGCAGCAAGTGCGGGCGTTTCTACGCTTGACGATTATTCATACCGCACGCTTCTTCGAATAAAGATTGCAGCGAATTCATGGGATGGCACGCTTACCGGATTTCAAAATATCCTTGCTATGCTGGTCAATTCCGCACCACCTATCGCCAATCAGGTTGTGGATGCGTATGGGGATATAGTGCAGTCCAACAGCATTCCTGTTGTGCAGATACCGATTCCCGGGAGTTATATTGGGGTGTTTGATAACCAGGATATGACGATGACGATTGCGTTAGCTGGTATTATGCCAACAGCGGTCACAACCCAATTGCTCACGAGTATCTATACACCTTTGAAACCCGAGGGTGTTAAACTGAAAACGTATGCTACGTCCATCAGTGGCTCACCTATATTTGGATTCGACTGTGAGAATGGACTTATTAGCGGTTTTGATGCTGGTTCAATTGCAGTATCTTTTTAGAGTTAAGAAATGACTTCAACCATTACCCTGAATCAATTCCCTGTGGCTACTCAAGCCAACACGGGTGACACGCTTTACCTTTCGCAATCGGGTATTGACAAACAAGTTCCGGTCCAAGTATTGTTAGCTTCATTCATTAACTTTCAAAACCTATTATACAGCTCACTTGGCGCAGGGCAAATAGGAACAATGAATGGCTCTACGTTACAGGCCAATCTTACTGCGCTTTTAAATGGCCAAGGTTCAGGCGTGATAGGTTACGCAACATTTTCATTGATGAATGCTGACTTAGCACATAGCGCGGGAACTGTTGCGCTTGTGACAAATGACGCCACTGTAGCGAATAATACTTTTTATCTAAAATCTGGTTCAAGTGGATCTGGAAGTTGGACTGCACAAAGTACCGCCCCATTAACTTTGGAAACATCTGCAAGAATACAAGGCGACATAAATACTTCTAATTTAATTAGAATCTCGATCGAGGCTTCGCAGAACTTGATGCGAAATCTATATGACTCCAATAGATCGCAATCTGGTCTATATGTTGATACCACCGGAGGGCTGAGCGCTAATGCTGGCTATTATGCGTCTAATTTTATTGCATGCGATCCTAGCACCGCTTACGTGTTTAGAGGAACTGGAGTATCGCATATCGCATATTATGATCTAAACCAATTGTTTATTTCTTATGCAGGCGGCCCATCCTCAATTACCACTCCAAGCAATGCCGCCTATTTGAGGTTCTCCCATACCAATTCAAGCCAGCTAACAATGATGCTGGTGCCAGGAAGTACTGCGCCCAATATCTTTATTGCGTTCGCTGCCGTAGATTCGGCTACAGCAAAGCGAACTGCGCTCGCCGCATCTTTGGATGCGATTGACCGAACTGGCGCATCAGTAAGAAATTTGTTTGACCCACTGCGAACAACTCAAAATACGCTGCTTGATCTGTATGGCAATACATATGCTCAATCCGGATATTTCGTTACTGACTACATACCAGTACAGCCATCCACAATGTACAGCACCAGCGCTGGCTCTCCTGCTTCTGGTGCCTCGTACTATGATGAAAATAAAGTTTTCATATCAAGCTTTACCGCAAGCACAGGGTCAGGATTTACAACGCCAGCAAATTGCTTTTACTTTCGTCAAGGAATTTATGGAACAGGCAGCACTGCATTTGTATGCATTGCGAAAGGCGCATCCGTTCCAGCTATCTTTCCGCCTTTTGCATCTTCTTATGTTGCAGAAGCTAGAAATTTAATAGCATCACGAAATGCAGTTAACGCAGCTTTGCCATTGATAAGAAATTTATTTGATCAAAATCGGATATTGGTCAATACAGCAATATCAAATGTAAATGGAGCCACATATGCGGCCACCGGTTGGTTCACAACCCCGCAAATACCTGTCACACCATTGGGATTGTTCTACTCCACGCAAACCTCCCTGACAGGTGCATATTTCGATATAAATGGCAAATTCCTATCTGGATTTACAAGCCTTTCTGCTCAGCCCGCCACCGTACCTGCTGATGCATATTATGTGCAGTTCCAATCGTACGGGGTGAATGGTGCTGCTTCTTTGGTCGTTACTTCGGGCGGTGTTCCATCTGGCTATATTCAGTTTGTATCTGGCGGGAATTCGCTCCCGTGGCAGGGAAAGAACTTGCTCATCCTGGGGGATAGCATTAGTGCAAACGGTTTGTATGTCCCGTATTTGATAGCAGGGACAGGAATGAATCTGTATGCCAATTACGGCGTTGCTGGTAGAGCGGTTCGTCAGATGGGTGCCAATACTTCAGGCGCAACATTAACGTCTAGTGACCTTTCAACTGTTGACTTCGTGAGTATTCTAGGTGGAACGAATGACTATGGAGGAAGCCGTAGTCTCGGAACTATTGCTGACGCATATACGGGCACGTCGGCGGCGACATTTTATGCTGACGTTTTCAACTTGCTCACATTGCTTTACACGCTAAAACCAACGGTTCGCGTGATGTTTAGCACTCCGATGCAACGTGGGGCATTTACTGGTCAACCAACATACCCGGCTGCAAATTCTGCGGGATATTATTTACCGCAATACGTTCAAGCAATTAAGGACGTGTGCACATTGTTCAGCACCCCGGTATGCGATTTATTTAGCCTCAGCGGGATAAACACGCTAAATCTTACCAGTTTTACGGCCGACAATTTGCATCCAAACGCAGCGGGAAGTATCCTGCATTCGCGCCCAATGATTGCCGTCACAAACGCTTCTTAAAACAACCTAGGATCCAAAATGAGCGGAACTAATCAATTTCTACCATTCGCAGCGGGTAGCGGTGCGAATGCGCTCACGCCTGCTGCTTACGCCGCTTTGACCACACTGGTGGCAAACGGCTTTCAATCCGGTCTCGCGCAATCTGTGCAGTTCAATACTGTGCTCCGGCAAGCCAGTTTCGTTGCATCTGCTATCGGGCAACTAATGGCGGATGTGACAGGCGGAACCATTGCTGATAATGGCGTCGTGCTGACGTTTGAGGAGCAGTTGCTCGCAGCTATCAACCTCTGCGTCTACGGTGTTGACAATGGGGCTGCAAACGCCTACAGCGTCACCTATCCTGTACCAATCACCACACTCACGGATGGTACACGGCTTCGCTTTCGTGCAACGCATGCAAACACTGGTGCCTCCACTTTCTCGCCCTCCGGTCTCGGTGCTCAACCCATTTATAGCTCCATGCACAGTGCACTCATTGCAGGCGAGATTGTGGTGGGCGGTGATGTGGAAATCGTTTGGAACAGCGTGCTGGCAGGCTGGGTGTTGCTTGAGTGTACGGGTGGCTCGCAGCAGTTACCAGCTGGCACCTACGGCGTGACAGCGACCACGGGCGACAGCAGCACCAAGGTTTCAACTACAGCGTTTGTGGCCACCGCTATAACGGCAGCACTGGTGACCGCAGCAAGCGCGGCAGCAGCGACGCAAATTGGCATAGGGCAGACGTGGCAGAACCTTACCGCCTCCCGCGCTAATGGAACTACTTATACGAATTCGACTGCCAAGCCAATTCTGGTTTCCATTACGACTGGCACTAATGCTACGACTAACCACACTATCACCGTCGGTGGCGTAGTGGCGCAACAAGCTGCAACCAATCCGAATGCTACTACAGCATGGGTGATGGCAATAGTGCCACCGGGCGCCACTTATGTTGCCTCGAGCAATGGCACAATGTCCTATTGGGCAGAACTTCGTTAAGGACTGAAAAATGAAATACTTTAACAATGGCACGGACGTTCACGGTTACGACGAAACAGTTGAAACCGACGTCCCTTATATCGACGCTGCAATTGCAGCAGGTTGGACAGATGTTACAGCAAGCTGGCCACCTGCACCACCTGCACCAACAGAGGCTGAAGTGATTGCGAGTTACCAAGCCGCTGTCCAGAATGAACTGGATGCGTATGCTGTCAGCATGAAATACGAAAGTATTTTGAGCATGGCATCCTATGCCAACAGCACAAACGACCAGTTCAAGGCAGAAGCACTGGCAGCACTGGCCTGGCGCGACAATGTGTGGTCATCCTGTTATGCCACCCTTGCCGCTGTGCAAGCTGGTACGCAGCCTATGCCCGTGTCCGTTGAAGCCTTTGTTGCAACTCTTCCGGCGCATCCATAATGAAAACCGCATTATTCCTCTGGGCCTTTTATATGGGGTTTGCTCTGTCCATTAGCGTTTACCGCCAGTGGCTCAAAGGAGTAATGAACCCGCTAAATAAATTCTTATTTGCGCCAGTATTGATTACGTTCTTCTTTTTGGACGTTATTATCAATTTCGGAATTCTTTGGGTGTTAGGCACGCGCCCCGTCGGATGCCTAACGATATCTGAGCGTCTGCAGGTTTACCACACAAAGCTGAATTTGGACGGGATAATACCTTTTCAATCAAACCCAGCACAATATACAATTTCAAGGTTCGTTTGCGAGAAACTACTCAATACAATCGATCCTTCGGGTAATCATTGCTAAGAAGGACGCACATTATGGGAATTGAAACTGTGACATCTTCTGACTTTGAACGCCTAGAGGGCAAGATGGATAAGATGGCTACCGCTATTGAAAAACTTGTTCTTGTCGAGGAGCGCCAATCAAATCACAAGATCGAATTGGACAAACAAGCTGCTGCAATTATCAAGCTAGAAGAGTCGCTGGCTCGTCTGCATTCCAGAGTTGATAAGTATTCTTATCTTGCTTCGGGCGCTGCATTTATTGTAATGATAATGTTTGAAATTGCTCGGTTTATTTTCAAGGCTTAACATCATGGCATTCACTTTTGAACAAGCTACGGGGCGCATCCTTGATACCGATGGGAATGTGGTTGCCGTAGGTTACGCTGGCGGAAACTGCGGTAACAACCCAGCAGGCAAGAACAACCCAGCAGCGCAAGCAATGCCTGGCATAGGCCCGTTGCCGCAGGGACTCTATACCATTGGGGCACCTACCAACGATCACCCGCGCCTGGGGCCTTTTGCCATGCCCCTGACCCCTGCACCAACGAACCAGATGTTCGGCCGTTCCGCGTTCTTCATGCACGGTGATACGACGCCTGGCGGTAACGCTTCGGAAGGTTGCGTCATTATGCCCCGCGCCATCCGCAACCTCATCTGGGCGAGTGGCGACCATTCCTTGCAAGTTGTTTCCGGAGAATAAGCATGTCATTCGACCTCAAAAGCGCAATCACAACCATTGCCCCGACATTGGCGGCAATGATGGGTGGCCCGTTGCTGGGTACAGCGGTTACAGCGCTTGAGGGGGCTTGTGGGCTTACAACAGGCGCAGGGGCCGCGGGTATTACAGCAGTGATGCAAAGCGGCAGCATGACACCTGAAACGATTGCAGCGGTACGCATTGCAGACCAGAAGCACGCGGAAATCCTGGGGCAGCAGGGTATTGATATTTTGAAGTTGAACAAAGACTTCGACGCAGCACAAACGCAAGCCGTCATCGCTGACCGAATGGACGCACGCAAGAACAACAGCGGACGCGAATCGGTCTGGAATCTTGCTTATGTAGTGCTGGCGACTTTTGCTTGCATTATGGCTGCGGTGCTCTACGGGTGCTGGGCAATCCTTCAAGGTGGTATTACGGTGAAGGATGTGTCCGTAGTTGCTGCCGTGTCCGGTCTTGTTGGCGCAGTGGTGGGATACGTTGCCGCCAATGCGCAAACTGTGGTCAACTTCATTTATGGTGGCTCGCTTGGCAGCGAGAAAAAGACGGACGCAATGTCCGCCGCGGTGCAGCAAGCTATTTCAACTCAGCGCTAGGCTTCTTGCAGATTTCTTTCGCGGTGCCTTTGTAATCAGGCCATCCTAGATGTGGGCTTGCGTTGAACGCAAGAACCATTGTGCAATAAACGTCGTCATCTGCTTTGCTTACCTGCGCATCCCGCCAAGCC